AGATTTGCACTTTTAAGTTTTCAGCCGTTGTATTGTTGTTTGTTTCTGCAACAAAAGTCCCGCTGCCAGCGGAGCCGCCAACTGTAAAATCATGCACTGTCTGATCAGTTGCGATTAAACGAACTTTTTCGCCTGTGGCTAAATCGCCGAAAGCGGTAATTGTAATTGTGCAAGTTGCGGCTGTCGCGAGTAAATCAGTGAACGTGGTTGATGTTCCCATTACAAAACTTTGAGGTGGATCAGTGTGGCCGTTGACTGAAATCACACGATTACCAAACTGAATAAAATTAACATGGTCAGTTGTGCCAACTGTGTAGCTTGCAGCTTGCCGTGATTTGTTTGCAAACGCCGCCGTACCTAATTTAAATAAATCTTGATGATCGCCTGAGAACGTATTGACCGTACCATCTGTTTGCACAAATGACGCTGCGCCTCTTGGGCGGTTTGACATTGCATCAGACACAGTTGCTTGGCTTGGAAAAGGAGCATATGTGCTTGTTGTCTTAGGCAGCACATTAGTCGCAACGGTTGCGCCAGGATTACCTAAGTCGGCTTGATCTGGCAAAAATGGGCCAAAGTTAAACATTAAAATCCTCGTGAAATATCAAAGCGTCTAGCGGAAGTTAAGCCGCCATCTACAGCTAAACGCGCTTGATTTCTTGAACGACCATCAAGCGTGTTTAATTCTTGCACAACTTGATCAAGCATATTTAGATTTGATTGCACCATATTTGTGTCTTTAGCTCGCATGTAAAAAGCACCAAGCGTTGAGTAAATATAAGCATCTGGATGATCAGTTAATAAGGTGTTTGTGTCGTCGGTTACTAAGTCAAACTTTTTATAAAATCTGTGCGTAAACGTGTAGGGAGTATCCGCTTCTCGCTCAAACTGGATCACGTTGCCAATGGCAAAATAGTATGGCCGCCCTAATCCAGTGCTTGCTGTTTCTTGCAAAGTTGAAAGCGATTGTTGAGTTGGCTGGTGATTGTCAGAGGTAAAAAATAAATCAATATGCTCTATAAAACCAGACGGCAATGCTTGCGAGCTATTGCCAGCCGCTAACGTAAAAGCAACTGAAGTCTCTTGCTGTAATAAACGCAGCTTGCGATTAAGGCGTGCTTCTCCCCTTGTTATGTAATCGTCCCAAGTTATGTCAGAGCGACTTGTCTCAGTTTCAAGAGCAGTTTTTAATTCGGCAAGCGTTGCTATGCTCATTTTTCGTATGCCTCATTTATGTCAGGCGTTGTGGGATCGTCGGCGACAAACTTACCTTCTGAGCGTGCGCGTCTAGGCGTAGCTGGCCGTGATGGCTTCTTTGCAGTTTTTGGGTTATCAGAATAACCAGATTTAGGTACAGCATCAGCGTTAAAAAGTTCGCCCACGCCTGTGCCGTTTTTAAACATCCATACTTGTGTCATTAATTACCTCGCAATTAAAAATGGGGGCTGCCCGAAAGCAACCCCCGCTTTTTTAGTTCATGTGGATACGGCAAGCCAATTCAGGACGAATTGTTGTGAAACCATAAAGCACATCTAGTCGAGTGATGAACGTATCTGCACTGATCGAGTAATCACGGACGATACGCATTGAAATGCCGTCCATAACTTCGCGAGCAGCAAAGTCAACGCCAGTTGGCAAAACAAGGTCAGCGGTTGCAAATGCAAACGCATCTTTGTGATAAGCCAAAGACGTTGACAATGTTTGAGATGCCCCAATCGCTGTTGAGTCATCTGACTCACGCTTGCGAATTGGCGCGTTGTTACCTGGCATTGCAGTAATATTTTTCAACGCACCCGCTGCACGCAGAGGTGGTTGGAAAGTTAAAACTGTTCCGCTGCCTGCCATGTCGGCAGAAACAACAAACTTTTGAAGAACGCCAGTATCAACTTTACTCTCTGGATGGACACGATTAACGCCGTCTAGCGTAAAGATGTCTCCTTTAAGCAGTGTTGCGCTGCCAGTATCAACAGTGAGCTGCGCTACGCCTTCGGCAATCGTGCCTGCGTCATTGACGAGGTGATCGCCAGTGCCATCATCTGCGCCGCCTAAGTGAGACGGAGCAAGACTTGTCTCCATGATGTTTTGGAAACCAAACGTGTTAGACGCAACGCGACCCTCACGATAATTTGACGCAACCTTTGATTGGTCATTAAACAAGCCAGACAAATCAGATACTAGATCAACATTGTCTTTAGTGTTTAAGAGCAAATTACGTGAATCATATGGTGATAGATTGTCTGTCAAAACTTTGCCAGACTCTAGGACATCGCTTTTGGTGACTGTTGCACCTGAATCGGTAACATGGTTGTAAACGTCTTTGTACATTGACAACGCGTCTGATTCAATGTGGGCCGCAAGAACAGACATCGCCGGATTCAAAATCCGCTCGCTAAAGTCATCGATATCCAAACTTAAATCGTCTGATGTAAATGTGGTATCAACGCCAGCTTGTGACGCGACTTGCAGCGTTACAGATCGTTCAGCAACATCTTGAGAAGATAAAGCCGCGCCTGTTCTTACCGTGTATTGGTTAGGCAAACGAATAGAAAGGCTGTCGCCAATCTTTGCGCCTGACTTAGCAAAACGGTCATCATAAGAACGATTAATTGTTCCGACAAAGTTTAACTTCTGATGCAAGACCCGAAGCCCTTCGCGTGTTACCGCTGTGGGGGTTAATAGTGTGTTAGCCATTTTTCATTTCCTATTGGGTTATGCGCGGTTGCGCTTTTCAACTTGTTGATTCCGCATTTTTAACCAATCGTTCACATCCATCTTATCGGGGTCTTTGTTTACAGCGGCTCGTTTGCCCTTGACCTTGATTGCTGCTTGAGCAGGTTGGGCAGCTGGCTTAACTGACTGTTTAGCCATCAGCTCGTCGTAACGTCTCGCCTTGTCGATAAGTTCAACGTGAACAGGGTCTGTAATGCTTTGGACGGCCTGCTCTTTTAATCCCCGACTAATTCCGTAGGCGGCAACTTTTTGTGCAAGCTCTGGTGTCCAATCTTTAATTCTGGTTGCCAAAACCTTTTGGCCTTCTTCAAGGATCTTAGCGTGTTCAACACGCTGACTCTCGACGGCTTGGGCTTGGCCTTGTTGCAATCTTCCGACTGTCGCTTGTCGCTGAGATTCTAAATCGCGTTTTTGACGATCCAGATTGACAGCGGTTGCCATGTCACCTTGGTACAGCTCGTCCCAGTTTAAAGCGTTGTATTGCTCTAATTGCTGATCAATTGAACGTAGGTTGGCAGCTTCCTCAAAAGTTTGCTGTTGTTGTACGCTTTGCTGTTGTAGCGCAGCGGCTTGTTGCTCAATCTCTTTGCGTTGCTCTGCAATCGATTGAGTTTTCTTGGTGTAATCTTGCTGACGCATCAATGCGTCTTTAAGATTGTTCGGCACTTCGTACTCCATGCCATCGTATTCAACTGTTACAAATTCAGAAGCTGGCTCTTCGCCATCAACCTCATCTGTTTCAGTTTCGCTGGTTTCGTTGTCTGACTCGTCTTCAACAACTTGCGTATCCTCGGCAATCTCTGCTTCAGGTGCGTTGTCTTCAGGCTGTTCAGCAAGTTCCTCAATTGGATTATTTGCTTCGTCCGACATAGTGGTAATCTCCTATAATAAATTGTTAGGTTGGAACGCCTCCATCTGAGGAACCGTTGAGTTGGTTGTCTCTGCTTTGACCAACGCGCTCATGCGGTCAGTCTCAGCCTTGTATTTCTGTGCAACAACTTTTTCAGCATCGAGTGCAACCTTGTTTGCATCGATCTGGTTTTTCTCTTGCATGATTGATCTGTCAGCTTGCAGCTCGCGTATAATACCTGCAGCCTCTTGCAGTTGTTGTTTGACCTTTTCAAACTCAGGATCTCGGCCACGGATCTCAGGCGGCAACATTTTCTGTAAACGCTCGGCCATCTCTTCAGCTCCAGGCCAATCTAAGTTCTTCGCAATCAAGTCGCCAATGATTGGCGCGGCGGCTGGGAATTGTTGGATCATCAACATCATTTGCTCTGCAGCCTCTTGGCGCTGCGTTGAATGTGATGGCCCTAGTTTTACAA